GATCACTGCCAACAGCCCGAGCACCATGCGCGAGAAGGTCAAAGCCTTGTACGCTACTGCCAAGCTCGACGATGCTGGCAAAGCGCGCTGGGATAAATTCCTGGCAGGAATCAACACGCTTCCGCCCGACAAACTGAAGGCGGCCATCCAGAAGCTCGAAACCATCCAGTAAGCATCCAGTAACCATGAGTAAAGACTACCTGAACATTCCAGGCTCGTTTGAGTGCGTCGTCGAAAACCCCGGTGATGCCGGCTGGTTTGGCGAGTCCAAAGAGCAGAAGACGCCATTCCTTCGGCTTCCGCTGAAGGTCACCGAAGGGCCGCAGAAGGGTAAGATCTGCGTCTACAATGCGTGGCTCAGTGAGGCGGCTTTCGACCGCACGATCCAAACCTTGAAGAAGGTCTTCGGATTCAACGGCGATCTCAACGCCCTTTACGAAGGCAAGGCCAGCCTCTCTGGAATGCCTTGCAACATCACGGCCGAGACTGAGACCTACAACGGAAAGTCGCGGGTCAAAATCGCGTGGCTCAACGCTCCCGGAGGTGGCGCTGGAACTGGGCCGAAGGGCATGGAGGCTAACAAGCTGAACAGCCTTCTGTCCAAGCTCGGGCCCCGCGCCAAGGCAATCGCAAAGGCCACTGCGTCCGAAACGGAAGCGCCACAGGTCCGGGTCTCTACCAATACGACCACTTCCGGCAACGCTGTCACGCAGGAAGTCAACGAAGACGACGTTCCGTTCTGACATGAAATTCCTCGAATACATCGGGCTCGCCGTCAGGACCGAGTCACCACGCCACTTCAATGGCATCGACACCCGTGTCGTTCACGCTGCCATCGGTCTAATGACAGAGGCTGTCGAACTCCATCAGTTCTCAACAATGGTGAACCTCAAGGAGGAGCTTGGCGACATCTGCTGGTATGCAGCCATCGCCATGGACTCTTTTGGTTTGAACGACGAATCGAGTATGGCGTCCATCGGATTGGAATCAGAGGTTCCAACCGTCAACGTATCGTCTGAGCGTCGCGTCATGGTGATCATCTACGCAGCGTCCGACAATGTGGACATGGCCAAGAAGCACATGTTCTACGGCCGACCCATCAGCTACGGAGACTTCATCGAGAACATCAAGGAGATCCTGGATTCCGTCAGGATTATCTGCAACGCGCACGGCATCCTATTCAGCGATGTCCTCGAATCGAACATCCGCAAGCTCAAGGCGCGGTATCCCGAAAAGTTCACCTCCGAGAAAGCGATCGTTCGTGATCTCGCCGCAGAGTCAGAAGCCCTGAAGTGATCTTCAACCCACCGGAGTCAGAGGCCCTGGCTCCGGTGACCCCATCAAAGGGAGTCGCATCCCTTTCATACAGATGAATTTGAACCCCCAGTCCAGCCATTGTCAGAGGGCCCTTCTGTGCCTATGCGACCTGGTGATGGTTGGACTGGGGATTTATGGAGAGTCCAATGTCAGAACAGTCACAGAGCGGTAAACGCAAGTCCCCTGCGTTTCAATTTTACGCTGACGATTTCCTCGCCGGAACTCTTGATATGAGTCAGGAAGACGTCGGTTCCTACATCCGGCTTCTCTGCCATCAGTGGAGCCGCGGTTCAATTCCGGTTGAAACCGAAAAGCAACAGCGGTTGGCTGGCGGTTCAATCTCGGTTGACGTGCTGTTGAAGTTTCCGGTGTGCGATGACGGTTTGCGTCGAAACCCAAGGCTTGAGGAGGAGAGGAGCAAGCAGATCGAATATAGGCAAATGCAGCGTCAAAAGGGCTTAAAATCAGCAGAAACCAGGAAGCAGTCCAACAGCGGTTCAACCGCGGCTGCAACATCGGTTCAACCGGACCACCAACCGGATGGCCAACCGGAGGTCAACTCTCCGTCTCCGTCTCCTATTATAAATACTAGTAGTGGACCAAAGGGTCGTTTCGCGCCTCCGACCAGAGAAGAGCTCGACCTCGAGGCTGCCAAGCTGGCACTTCCATCATCAGAGGTAGATCGTTTCGTTGATTACTACACAAGCATCGGATGGAAGGTTGGAAAGAACCCGATGAAGTCATGGAGGCATGCGCTATCTGGGTGGGCATCTAGGTGGCGTGAGAAGGCTTCTCCTATCAGGCCTCCAGCGCCTCCAGGGAAAGAGTGGTTGAACGACCCGACTGATTGGAGAAACTCACTGTGAGCGAGAACACAGACGCCTACTTTGCGGAGAAGGACGAGCTTGGCCTGCTCGGAGCCTGCCTCCTTGGTTCGGCCGACGCCGCGGCAGAGGCTGTTGCCCAGGTTCCGGTCATCATGATCGCCAATGAGACCGTCAAGGAGTCGTTGCTGCTGGTTGACCTGATGCTGAAGGAGAACCAGTCGATCACGTTGGATGGCCTTGGGCGCGCTTGGAAGAAGATCCACGGCACCAAGTCAATGCCGATCGATCTCTGGTCAGAGGCCATGGAGGCGTGTCCTTCAGCGCACAACGTCTCGTACCACGCTCAAGGAGTTCGGGAGGCATACACCCGCAGACGGCTTCGGGAAGCCGGCCAGCGGCTGATTACGGACTCTGGCAACCCTGCCACTCCGATCGATTCCGCGATTTCAACGCTCGAGTCTGGGATCGCCAGCGACCACGACACGATGCCGTCGACAAACAACTCGAAGTCGGTGGTCAGCGGGTTCCTCGATGCATTGCAGGATCGCTTTGCAAACAAGGGCAAGCTGTCCGGCATCTCGTCAGGCCTCTCGACTCTCGACCGCATGACCGACGGCATTCAGCTTGGAGAGCTCTTCGTGATCGCAGCGAGACCATCAATCGGAAAGACAGCCATCGCTGTTTCGATCACAAAGGCAGCTTGCCTCGACCTTGCTGTCCCAACCCTATTCGTCACATGCGAGATGTCAGAGCGAGCCCTGATGCGCCGGCTGATGTCTCTTGTCTCGAACGTGCCAATGCAGACGATCAAGACAGCTGAGCTCGAGGAGCAACATTTCAAGTCCCTGTCTTCAGCTGGAGTGAGGGTTGCTCGAGCCCCGCTGCACTTTCTTGATGTGTCTGGTGGGTCGACGGTCTCCGCCATCACTGCAGCCGTAAAACGGTCTGTCCGCCGAAACAAGGTCAAGCTGGTGGTCGTCGACTACCTGCAGAAGATCGGAGCATCTGGGAAGCACGAGAAGCGAACCTACGAGGTGGCCGAGGTGTCCACCAAACTCAAGGGATGCGCTGTCGCTTCCAACGTGGCGATGGTCTGTCTCGCGCAGCTGAATCGCGAATCTGAGAAAGAGAAGAACCGACTTCCTCGCCTCAGCGACCTTGCAGATTCAGGGCAGATCGAGCGCGATGCGGACACCGTGTGCCTTCTCCACCGCAATCGAGCAGAGCCACGCGGTGAGGCGAGCCTCATTGTTGCCAAGCAGAGAGATGGCGAGTGCGGAACAGTCAAACTCTGGTACGAAGGTCAGTACTGCAGGTTCACTTGTGTGAGCCCGATAGATGAATGAAACGAAAGACCAACCTCAGGTTCATATCCAAAGCAAAACGTGTCGAATCAAAGTGCTACATCTGCGAGCAAATCGGACCACACAAGTGGCTCGATTCAGAGCTCGGATCCAACATCTGCAACGGGTGCGTTAACGACGCCATCACGTCGGAAAAGATGCTCAAAGAATCGTTCAGCCAGGAACACCCACGCTGATTTTTCTGCTGAGGTTTTTGGGCTGTCGAGAAAGTCTCCAAGCAACAACCCGAAGAAGATCTGCCGAGCCTACATCGCTTGGATTTTCTCCAAGCTGGCAGAGGGGCAGAAGGTCAATCTGCCTGGCCTTGGAACAATCGGAGCGACATATCGAAAGGAGCGTTTTGGGGTCGGAATGTTCAGGTCATTTCAGCCGGCAACTTTCGTGCTCAAGCTGTATCCAAGCGCACCACTCAGGAACCACCTCAAGCGCATCGCCAAGGAAAAGCCAAACTCGTTCAAATGAAATCAACGATCATCAGATACACCAAGAAACCACTCGGACTACACTCGTTCTCGCTCCGCCGATTTCCGGACGAATGTGAGATCGTGACGATGGTGCTCAGCGCACTGACCTACAAAGAGAAAGTCGGCCCGATCATGCTGGCCGCGGATATCCATGGATTGTCTTTCTGCACCTGGACCGGAATCTCGAACATCTACGACCGAGTCGAGCACGTCGAAGTCGACTCACGAATCAACACGGACACGTTCTGGGCAGCGATCAAGATCTACGCTCTCGGCATGATCGAAGCGCCGTGCATCAGCGTCGACCTGGATGCTGTCCTTATGCGTCGGCCGTCGCCCTGGTACGACGTTGTCGCCCTGCATTCAGAGCCCATCGAATGGGAGGCCTACTCATGGACCAACATGTGGGAAGATCTGTGGAGCAGACTCAAGAACGGGTCAAAGCGGGTCGCACCGCTCAACACGGCCGTAGCAGCTTTCTACGACAATGAGCTTCTCGAAAAGTACGTTTCAACAGCCAAGGCTCTGATGATCAATGGAACGAAGCGACCGATCAGCAAATCATCGCAGATCAACATCGTAGAATCCGGATCAAAGGTGCCGGTAACAGAGATGGTTTTCGCCGAGCAGTACTCGCTCGCTGTCATCGCCGAGAGCATGAAGAAGCGTGTCGGAGTGATCACCACACTCTGCGAAAAGCTCGAGCATCCGACACCGAACAGCACCGCAATCCACCTGTGGAACTCGAAGCGATTCTACCGCAAGCACGGCCGTGCACATGAGCTATACATGACGTGGGCAATGGAGCAGATCTGGCGTCTTGTGAAGGGCACAAAGAACGAGCCTTACATCCAGGCAATCGCCCACAAATGCAATCTCCCAACAATCCGAGTCGTTGATGGCAACACCAACATTATTCGCTGGTCGCGCCACGGTGAATGGTTCGGACCAGGAGAAGTGGTGGAGAGACTATGAAAGACAAACTCAAGAAACGTGTAAGGGGAGCGAAGTTTCAAGCTGTCGCTCAAGGCAAGGTGTGGACGTTCCGCTGGAACCCACGAACTCAAAGACTCGAGGGCAGGCAGAGGTACAGCCACATCAGCTATTCCATGAGCCCTGATCAGCTTGCAGACGCGCTCTGCGGGCAGTTCAGTTTGTTCGCCGCAAACGTCGTTCCAGTGAAGCATGAAACGGCTTCGTGAATGGATATCAGTTCTCCGAGCCGAGGGGAAAGCTCCTGGAATTTGGATGTTGAAATTCCTTCTTTCCCCTTGGCGATGGAGAAGCAAGCGAGCTACTTTAGCCGCGCTTCGTCAGTGCTTCACCTGCCCAGTCTATAACCGATCACAACACCAATGCAGGCCATGGAAAGGGGCTTCCGTGGGTTGCGGTTGTCACATGCCAACCAAGGTGAGATTCGGAGGGGGATGCTGGGCTCGTGAGACGAATCAGGATTTGCTCGTTGGATGGACTCCAACGGGTTCTGGAGAGGAGGTGAATCAAAAATGAAGGACAAGGGACTCAAGCCCGCCAAGGCCGGTAAGGCCGTCAAGGCTGGTAAATTCGTCAAGGGGGCCGTGAAGGCTACCAAGGGTGGCAAGTAATCCACTCTCGAACTCAATGAAACGGCATCCGGGTTTCACGCGAGTGGCCCGGATGCCTCAATCACATGCAGAAGCACACCGTGAACATATCTGGACCTCGTGAGGTGACGCTGTGGCGCGAGCCAGAGAAGCCTTCAGCGGAGAAGAAGAAGAAATCTGACAAGCCTCTGAATCACGATCTGACGATGGCTTGTGTTTGTTGGGGAGGATTCAGCAGCATAGAACTCGCACACGAGCTCCTGAAGAGAGAGCGGGTTGTGAAGGTGCGAATCAACTCAAGAACCGAAACAGTGGAGATCGAAAAATGAGCGCAGAATCAAAGGTCAACGAGACGATCGGACAGCGCGGCCAGGTCTACGGAGAGCCTCATTTAAGCCACGAAAACATTGGTCTTTGCTGGACTGCGGCGATCCAGCAGCACTACGGAATCAGGCTTCCTCACGCACTGCCTCCGCACATCGTTGAACTGATGATGTGTCAGTTCAAGATTCAGCGATCAATGCGGATATTCCACGAGGACAACTACATTGATCTGCGCGCCTACGCAAAGTTCGCTGAGCATGGCCAATCGAATCCTGGCATGCCTTTCATTCGAGAATAATCGTTAGCAAAATCTGTAACGATTTTTGTCCGCTGATTGACAACAGGTGGTGCGATAGTGGCTTATACGCATGACAGGCCCCCTCCCCTGCCATGAAATCAGCCAATCCTCTTCCAGTACCAGTTTCAGAACTCTCACGAAACGTCCACCTTGTAAGGCTTCATCCAGGAAAGAATTCCTCGTTGAAGGTTTTGCTGACTAGCGACGTTCACTGGGATTCCGTGAAGTGCGACCGCGACATGCTCAAGAAGCACTTCGACGAAGCCAAAAACGATGGAGCCATCATCATCATTGCTGGTGACTGGTTCGATGCTATGCAGGGCAAGTGGGATCCCAGAGGCAGCAAAGAAGACCTGAGGCCCGAATACCAGAGCGGATCCTACTTCGACAACGTGGTGAAGGACACCGCCGAGTTCCTGATGGACTACCCGGTCGCCTTGCTTGCTCTTGGCAACCACGAAACCAGCGTCATCAAGCGTCACGAGACCAACCTCAGCGAGCGTGTGGTGGCCATGATGCGGTCTGCTGGCCACGGCATCCATCTTGGCGGCTACGGCGGCTGGGTGAAGTTCGTGGGCGCTGACAAGTCCCTGGAAGACAAGGTCAAGGGTGATGGCGGGCGCAGTGCGATGCTGAGGCTCAAGTACTTCCACGGCTCCGGAGGCGGTGGAATGATGACCCACGGCGTGCTCGCAACCCGTCGCCAGGCCTCTTTCCTTCCAGATGCCGACGTTATCCTTAATGGACACACCCACGACTCCTGGATGGTCACGTTAGCCCGTGAACGCCTCATTGGGAGCAACGTGGTGCTCGATAGCCAGGTGATGCTGCGTACACCAGGCTACAAGGACGAGTACGCCGATGGCTACGGTGGCTGGGCTGTGGAGCGCGGAATGCCTCCCAAACCGATCGGAAGCGTGTGGATGAACATCACCTTCAAGACTAAGCCCAACCGGATGCTTGTAACCGATTTCTCAGTGGCAAAGTGATACTTACAGCCATCAAACACACACATTAACTATGATATCAGCTCAGGAAGAGTGTATTAACAGGGCCATCAGCGTGTTATCAGAGGCTTTTGACACTGCTCTAATCATAGGCACTGTGCATGATACAGAGAAAAACGCCACGTTCCGGTGGTCGCGCCAGGTCGGCAATCAGTACGCCAATCAGGCTGCTGCCAAGGAGTGGTCGGACATCGGAAATGAGCGCACGATGGCGGTCATCCGCCTCCAGGAGGAGAGACGGATGGATGACGAAGGCGAGATCTGACCGCTATCAGTGGTCGATCTCGTTGACCTCGGTCACCTGGGCGCTTCCAGAGGCTGCGAAGATGCCCTGAACCACGCCAACGAAGCCTGCAGGAACCTGCCACCACTCACCGTTGGGGATGTCGACGGTGTAGTTGGTGGTCGAAACGGTCGTGCGAGCGCCCAGGAGGACGTGCAGATGGCCGCCACTCCCATTGTGGATGATCAGGTGCTTCCGGTAGACATTGGCAGGGGCAATGACAGCGGCTGTCGTCGAGGTGAACGTCGATTTCATTACCCCTGAGGATCCATTCAGCCATCAGGAACGTCAACACCCTTGACGATACCACTAGGCAGGGGTAACAGGAACACGCCGAACCCAAGAGGAACGGCCGTGTAGCTCCTGGGAATCGCGTGGTGGCGGCCCACGAGTGAAGGGATGGAGTGGAATGGGGCAAACCCCCTCGCCACTTAATACGCTCCAGGTGATCTGGAGAAGGTGTCAGCAGGCCCACGAGAGCAGGCCAGGGTAGGCAAAGGCGACCATCGCCCGAGGCTGACAGTCATACCACCCTCACAGGGAGGTATTGCGCCCAGTCGCCACGGGCCCCAACGAAGCCAAGGGCTGTCAATGGCTGCCCCATTCAGCAATCAGGCCGATGCCACCCAAAGAGCAGCACCGGCCTTCACACCACAGACAAACAAGACCACCCAAGGCATCCCCAGTCAAGCCACTCAACCAGGCTGTAACACGCCAAAAAGGCCAAAGTCAGAAAGTTGAGAAAAGGGGGGTATTGTGTCACAGCCGAGCCAGGCCTTTCCCACCCCACCCCCCTTGGCAGCCCCTCATAGTTACCCTTTTCCTGAAGGGTAACAGGTATTTATCGCCGACTGCCTGTGGTTGTAAGGGTCGGTTTCCCTAGGCTCGGCAATCAACGCTGACCGGCCGCCCCTCCTCTCACACATCAACGTAACTACACCATGAAGAACAACAACACGTCCGCCAAGTCCAACGCCAACGCCAAGCTCAAGGCTGTTGCCAACGCCGCCGATACCGAGAAGAAAGCATCGGCCCTGATCGCCACGCTGGAGAAGTCCATCGAATCGGCCGCGGTCGCAGCCATCACCCTGACGGCGCAGGTCCGCGACACGGTCAAGGGATTGCGATCCCTTGGCCTCGAAGACGACGACATCACCACTCGGGTCAAAGAGGCCTTTGCTCGGGCTGGCAAGAGCAACAGCGTCAACAAGGCTCTCCGGGAGGCCGGACTGCGCCAGCGTGCCCTGCGCTGCGATGCGGGAAAGATTCTGGACAAGGTGCCGTCGATCCTGCTGGGCATCGAAGTGAAGGCCAAGCGTCCGGCCAAGGACGACGCCTGCCCGACCGGCGAAGAGTGCGCCCGTCGTCTTGGATCCCGTGCCCTGCGCTTGGTGGACAAGGATGAGGCTGCGGCCATCGCGGCTCTCAAGGCTGCGATCAAGATGATCGAGAACGGCGAGTTCAACGACGAGGACGAGTCGGCCGAATAAGGACGGCATCCCTTGGGGCGGGGCTGGCTTGCGCTGGCCCTGCCTCTCCCATTCAACCCTCTCCCATTCCATCCATGATCCTTGAATCCCGCCCTGTCTTGTTCGGTTTCGGTTACGAGCGCAAAGCCTGGCCTCGTGCTGTGCACCACGTTGTCCGTCTCGGGTCCCGTGAGGCCCGGCTGATTGTCGAGGATGGCGAGTCCGTCGGCGTGTTGGCCGTGGTCGCCTTTCTTGTGGCTGGTCTCCTGTAGGGAGCCAGTCCCTTGTCCCGTCCCGTGTGGCGGGCTTTCCGTTCATTGCCATGCCTTGTGCGTGGCCATGACC